TTAGGGCTGTCCGATGCTTAGGAAGAATACGTACTTGATGCTTTTCGAAGGTGATTTTTGACGCACTTGGGTCCTTTCACAGTTGTGATTGTGAGAAGACCTGCATTCGTGCGTGAGTTGTGGTCCTCGGCGTATGGGTGCGCTACGGCAGATCGTTTTTGCAATATTCAACTGACAAGCTGCGCGGAGTCCGAGCGGAGACAGTTTCCAAACCCATTTGTTGGTAGTCGCACTCGAATCACTGATGGAAGGCAAACGAACCGAGGTACCGGCGACCATCGGCTTCGAGGTCGACAGCACTCTCCTGACAGTGCGCGCAATGGACACCGATTCAGGCCGGGGGACGACCAGTCGGACTGCATCGATGAACTGCAGAATTCCGAGACGCGGTCCTCTAGCACCCCCATTTTCGTTGGATTCACATTGACTGATCACTGAATGGAGGGGGTTGTGTACCTGCCGTGTACCTGTCACAGGATTGGGACCCAAACAAGCGAAGTTCGACTGCCCCAAAAGGGCTCTGAACTGCGGAGAATCTGTGGAGCCGATGACGGGAATCGAACCCGCGTATTCAGCTTGGGAAACTGAAAGCATTGCGATGAACAAGCTGGTAAAACTGCGCTACCTGCAGATAGCGAACCTGGGATAACTCAGGACAACTCAGGATCACAACCACCTAGGCTACAGTTCGTGGCTACAGTGAAATGCGATCTGAGGAGCGAGCGACGTGCGAAGGACAGCGGGCGACGGGGGTCTGTATAAGCGCGCTGACGGAATGTGGATCGGAACCGTCGACCTTCCGCCGGCCCCTGACGGAACGCGTCGCCGCAAGACCGTTTCGTCCAAAGACAAAGCGACCGCGATTGAGAAACTCCGGAAGTTGCGTCGCGATGTCGAGGACGGCGTCGTTGCGACAACCACGAACAAGACGAGTGTCTCGACGTGGCTCTCGACGTGGCTGGATACGATCGCAACCCCGCAATTGAACCCGCGAACGCTGCAGACATATCGCGCCGCGGCAAAGCGAAACATCGCCCCGCACATCGGCGAGGTGAAGCTCGCGAACATCGCCCCCGCCAACGTGCGGAACATGCATAAGCAAATTCTTGCTGCGGGCAAGTCAACCAGAACCGCGGAGATCGCGCATCGGATACTCGTCAAAGCGCTGAAAGATGCTGTCTCAGAGGGATTTCTCGCGAGATCTGTAGCCGAGCGAATCTATGCCGTTTCGCCTCCGATGGTGCTGTCGAAATCGCGAGGATCGCTCACGACAGACCAAGCTCGCACGATGTTGCGGTCTGCGATCGATCGGAACGATTCGATGGTTACGCGGTATGCGGCGGCGTTGCTCACTGGTGCGAGGCAAGGCGAAATGCTTGGGTTGCAATGGTCGCGCGTCGATTTCGATCAAGGCACGCTGCATCTCTCATGGCAACTGCAGCGTCTACCGCTCAAGAAGTCTGCAGATCCCGACGCCCTCGATCGGTTCGATGTCCCTGCCGGGTTTGAACACATTCCGCTCTATCGCGGCACAGCACTAACGCGGCCGAAGACGTCGAAGAGTACGCGTATGGTTCCGTTGCCCGAACCGCTGGCGCTCTTGTTGCTCGAACACAAGGAACGGCAGATCGCGAACGAATGGGATCTGGTTTGGGTGTCCGAGCAATCGCGTCCGATTTCGTCGCGCGATGACTCTGAAGCGTGGCGGGATGCGCTTGCGCGCGCCGAGCTGCCCGAGGTTCCGCTACATGCTGCACGCCATACGACCGCGAGTTTGCTCATGGAAGCCGGAGTCGACGCGCACGTAATTGCGTCGATTATGGGGCATTCAAATATCGTGACGACACGCGGATATCAACATGTGAATCGAGATCTTGCCCGCGAAGCGCTGAGTAATCTTGACGTTCTGCTGGCAGGCAAATAGCAAATCGATCACGAAAACGATTGTGCTGTTGGATATTTAGAACTCGCTGCCGATTCTGCTTGTTACCGATGGTGCACCTGTGACTATTGATGGGTAAACAATGCCCCATCGAAGAGTAAGCGTGTGCCAATGGAACTGAACCATCTTGCCGACATGAGCCCCGTGCGTTTCAAGCGACCGCGGTGCCGCCCTGGGTGCAGTTGCTGCGCTGTGGTGGCCGACTACTTGGGTCTCGCCGCACGTACGATTCGGCCCGATTGTGGAGCTTTCACTGTTACTGATGTTGTCATGGCTGCCAGGGAGTTTGGTACGACACGGCACGAGAGAACGACACTGCCCTAGACGGTCGAATGAAGCCCTCTCCCCGAAAGGTAAGGGGGCTTTATCATTTCAGGAAACTAGCTATTTCGCTCTATTGCGTTCAACGCATTCTCGACGGATTGCATGAACTCTACTGCCGAGATGTCGAGGGCATTTGCAATCGCGACCAACTGCGGAATATCCATATCCCGCTTGCCCCCCTCTAGTCGCTCGATTGCGGATTTGCTCAATCCGGACGCCTTTATTAACTGCGCCTGAGTCATCCGCCGGTAAGCACGTCGAGCCCTCAATTCATTAGCGACAGCAGTTCGTGTGGCATCGATTTCCGAAGCTCGGTTTTCGTCCATATGGAGGACTATACCGTCCAAAATGAACGCAACCAAGGTTCCGCAGTATGGCTGGACACGCCTTCCATTTGGAAGGTAGGGTTTGCGATGTGGAAGGTACAAGCAAGCAAATCGCGGAAGCTGTCCGATCTACCGTCGAGGCGTCCGGCATGAGCCAGGCCGAACTAGCGAAACTTCTTCACCGCTCGATCTCCACCGTGGAGCGGCGGTTAGCTGGCAAACGAGACTTCACGGTCAACGAGATCGTGGTGATTGCCCGCCACCTGGGTCGATCCGTTTCGTCTGTCGTCGGTGACGACGTGCTGACTGGGGCGGGGGAGCGGTGAGTGTGAGCGTCCTCGCCTATACCCCTGCCGATGCAGCAAAGGCGGTCGGTATGTCCGTTGTGTTTCTCCGGCGAGAAATCGAGGCCGGTCGGCTCGCGTGTCGGTATGCCGGTAGGTCCGTGCTGATACCGGCCGACGAACTCAAGAGTTGGCTCGACGCCCTCCCGAGTGAGAAGTGAACCGTCAGTCGTAAGGCGTTGCAGTGCAGCAATTTCCAACATCGAATAAGAATTGAGTGTGCAATGACCGATCAGCAAGTGATTGACCGCGCAGGTGTCGGACTCGCAACGGCTAGGGCGAACGAAGTCGCCGCGTCGGACCGTCTGACCGCGGCGCGTTGGGCGCTCGAGCAGCTCCGCACCGACCCTGACGCGACGCTGCAGCAGATCTCCGACGCGTACGGCGAATTGCACGCTGCGACGTTGGACTCTCCGATCGCGTACGTCCCCGCCGAGATCGCTACCCCTGAACATGATGCGGCGATCCTCGCAATGGCCGACGCTGCCCGCGCCGAGTTGGATGATTCGCCCGAAACCGTCACGGAAGAAACGGAACTCGTCACCGTGTGGAAGCCTTCGCAGCTGCCTACGGGTTGGCAGATCTGGGTAGGGCTCGCGTTCGTCGCGATCGTGATTGTCGGTATCGGCTATCTACTGATCGGCGCGTGATGGAGCCGGAAACGGTGCGCTACTTCGGAACGTGCGAAGTGTGCGGTGCCGATTACATCGAACTAGGGCAGTTGGCGGATCGCGCGATCTGCCCGCCGTGCGACGCCCGCGAATGCTCGCAGCGACCGGCCGGGCTGCTGTGAGTGGCAAACACCGACGCTGCCCCGGAAATTGCGGGCGCATCGTCCGCGGTTTCTCCTGCCACGAGTGCTGGACCAAACTCCCGAACCACCTCAGACGGCCGATCCTCGCGACCACCGGCAAATCCGGATCGCGATCAAAGCGGGAAGCCGAAGCGGCCGGTGCCGCATATCTCGGAAAGCGAACCAACAGATGACCACTGACCCCATCGCATCCACCGAACTCGACGACGACGATTTCCGCGCGATGAACGCAGCGCTCGGTTCGCAGGTGATGATCCTGCGGTTCCCACCGAAACTCGAATCGCCCTGGTACTCCTCCGACGACCTCGCATCGATCACGGTCGTTGACGGCATGATCGAGATCCGCACAGTCGGACAACTATCCGCACGTACGACGCTGCAGCTCGCCGCCGCTGCAGCCGGTTTCTCGGCGCAACTCCTCGCGGGCGGACGCACCTGATGCCGTCGCAGTGCAAGCGCTGCAATGACGAAATCACGTTCGCGAAGTCCATGACTCGCCCCCACTCATGGATCCCGCTCGATCGCTATCCGGACCCCGGCGCGGGTTGCGTGCGGAAACGGTTCGCCGAAGAAAACGGCCGGCAAGTGGTCTACGGACAAGTTCTCACCGGCACCACCCTCTACGAAGCCCTCGCAGACGGTGAGCACCTCTACGCCTGCCACCGAGACACCTGCACCGGATCTCGTCCCCGCACAACGAAACCCGCTCACATCAAGCTCGACATTCGCCCCATCGCAACCAAACGGAGCCACCCATGACCGCAACCACCGCCGACCGCGTCCGCCTGGTCAGCCTGCCTCTCGCGAAGATCGTCCCGCACCCGCGCAACGTCCGGCACCAACTCACAGACATCACCGCACTTGCAGCGTCGATCAAAGAGGACGGCATTCTGCAGCCGCTCGTCGTCGCACCGAACGACAACGACACCTACATTCTGATTGCCGGTCACCGCCGCCACGCAGCCTCGAAGGTCGCCGGACTGGCCGAGCTGCCTTGCCTGATCCGCGACGATCTCACCGACAAAGCCGACCAACTACAGGCGATGCTCACCGAGAACCTGCAACGGTCCGATCTGAATGCAGTCGAAGAAGGCGCAGCGTTTCAAGAACTGCTCGATCTCGGCGTCAAACCGGCCGCACTCGCAAAGCGGACCGGACGGACAACGAAACTGATCCGCGCGCGCGTCAAGATCGCAGCCGCGCCCGAAGAACTCCGCAACCGACTGATCGCACGCGAGATCACCCTCGACGAAGCCCTGACCCTCGAAGGGTTCACCAAACACCCCGAGGTCTACGACCACCTTGCGCAGTACATCGGAACCGCGAACTGGTCCTGGGCCGTCGCACGAGCCAAAGAGAGCGCCGCCCGCGCTGTCACGCTCGCCAAGCTCACCAAGGAACTCACCGCCGAGGGCGTACAGGTACTTGACGACGACGGGCTCGAAAAACTACGCCTACGCGCCGAAGCGGTCGGGTTGGAACGTGTTTGGCAGAAGCTCGCCGAGCGACCCGACGATGCGACGGCCGAGGACGTCGCCGTTACTTTCCCGTACCGCAACCCCGAGAACATGCAATGGCACCGCCTGGTCGGCGTCGCGACCGCTGCAGCCGCGAAGAGCCAGAAGAAGCCCGCCGGAAAGACACCGATCACGTCGTCGCTGACCGACGCCGACCGCGCTCGCGTCGAGGCCGAGATCGCTGCGGCGAACGAACTCGCGGCCGACCTCAAGACGGCAACGCCGGTACGTCGCGCCCACCTCAAGAACACACTCGCCCACGCCGACACAGACGTCGCCGCGGAATGCCTTCGGCTGCTGCTCGTCGAGCAGCTCGACATGCTCGACGCCGACCAAATACTGATCTTCGCCGCTATCGCCGGACTTAAACCGAACGCACTCGGCACAACTGACTTGGAACTGTGGGCGCACAGCCTCACCGTCAACCAACTCGCCGTCGCGCTCCGATTCGCCGACAAGGCCGACCTCGAGGAAAACCTCGAACAACTCACCGGTTGGCAACACCGCAACTATCTCGGTAAAAGTGCCGCACCGTGGCGCGACGAACTCGGGGCCACCTTCGGCTACGAGTGGTCAGACGTCGAGGCCGAGCTGCTCACCCAATTCGCCGCCGACGCCGCCGCGAACTGATGGATCTCGCCCGCGCCGCCGACGACTGGTGGAACAACCTCCCACCCGATCGCCGCGCCCAAATCCACCGATGGGTCGATCGGCCCGAGGAACACAAACCCATCGACGGACAACTCGAAATCCCCATCCCACGACAACCAACCAGGAGGTGACACCGTGTCCGAAATGCTCGTCGCAACAAACGATCTCCGCGCCGGACTGATCTCAGTCGTTGTCCACGCATTCAACGACGACAGGCTCCCACTACTGAACCGGGTCCGACTCGACATCGGCCCCGAGCGCATCACAATCACCGCAACGGACAGATGGACCGCCGGACTCGCATCAGTCGAAATCATCACCCACCTGCAGCCCGAACTCGAAATCGTCGACATCGCCCCCGAAGACGTCCAACACATCCTCAAAGTCTTCAAGTGTGGCAAAGACAAAGAAGATGAACCGCAATACATGCTGAGAATCGAAACCACCGAAACGCACGTCATCGTCACCGACGCATCCGGACTGATCGACGGACACACACTCAAAGTCCCCCGACTGGCGACAGACGAGGACTTCCCGAACCTCCCGACATACATTCACCAACAGTCGAACCCGCTCACAGTCAGCAGGCTCGGCTACACCGGAAAGATGCTCGCCCGATTCAACGCGGCCGAATTATGTTACGGCGCAATGCTTGTTATGGAAGCGGCGACCGGTGACAGCCGCGCTCTCACCATCCGCTGCGGCGAAAACTTCATCGGCCGCATGACACTCACACCAATCGCAGACAGCGCGCAAAGCCAACTCGTCGAGTGGCGCGAAGCGTGGGACCAACGACTGCCTGAACGCATCAACCTCAAGACAGCGACCGGACTGCACGCCGTACCGAATCAAGAAGGGAACTAACCCGTGATGTCGCACAACCAAGTACCGCCCCCGATCGAGAAGCTGATCAACAACCTCGCACAGTCCATTCACGGATCACTCACCAGCGCATCGGCAACCGAGTTCATCGCCCTCGCTGTCGACGCCTACAACGGTCACAGCTGCGACCGTTCGGCGTCCGGTGATCGAGTGGCTCTCGGTGACAACTTTGTTCGTGCGGAGGGCATGACTGGCGCGCGATTCTCGCAACCGTCTGCGGCGCGCGGCCGCCGATTCTCTCGCGGCGGGATCATCAACGAGATCGTTCCGGCCGACAACCCGCCCGAGCAACTCGGCGGACAGGTACCGTACGCGCACATCTCAAGAGGCGTCGGTATGGCACTGACTGCCGAACAGGTGGAAGACGTGCGGACGCTCGTGGGATATGGCGAAGCGGATTACTCCGAGGCGTTCAACCGGCTCCGTGCCCTGACCCACCTCGACCGGCTTGCCGAGGCAATTACCAACTGGACGTTGAATGTTCCCGCCCCTGTTGACCCTGTCGACGGCATCCGCAACTTCCCGCGGTGTGGGCACTACCTCGACGAGGCTCGCTGCACGCGTCGCATCCATGACGGTGACCACGAGGTCGTGCAAGGCGACGAGGTAATCGTCTGGCCCGCAGGTGAACCGGACCCCGCACCCGCCGAAGAGGACCGTTGTGACCTCTATGCGGAAACCGAGAGCGGCGACGCTCGTCAATGCACGCGTCGAGACGGACACACTGCACATCACCACATCGACCCGCCCGCCCCCACCGAAACCGAATCGTGGCAGACATGGCAGGAAGTCCCCGAGGGGCGCACCGTCCGGGCGAAGAATCGTCACACCTACACCAAGCGTGACGGCATTCTCTGCATCGGGACATCAACGATGAAGTCCTGCATGGCAACTTCAACGCAGCACCTCGCCCCGTTCGTGGCAGCTGAGGGGTGGGTATGAGCGATACCAACGTGATTCGTATTCCGACTCGAATGTGGCCGGAACCGTGGAAACACTTTCTTGCGTGGCTGTTTCGCACGACAGTCCCGACACTCGACTACGTGCCCGCTACGTCCGCGCGCGGCGCGTACGAAGAGTCCAGCCGGTACCAAGAGTTGTATTACGCCGAGGTGAAGAAGCGGGAAGACCTCGCAGACGAGCACTCGCCGAAACTGTCAGGACGGACCTACCAACCTCAGCACTATTTCACCTGCACCAAGTGCGTTCATTTCTGGCCGTGTCCGTCGTACAAATGGGCAGTCGAGAGACCAGACCTCGAAGTGGTTGTCCGAGACAAACCGAAGGGTGCCAAGTGACCACGTACGCGTCGCCGACGCGAAACGGATCAGCCGTCCACGTCATCGCAGCCAACCAAGAGCTGAAATGTCTCGACTGCCGCATACTTCGCGACCCGCGCCGGCCAAACACAGGCAACGGCGACTACGTCGTCCGCGACTACACGACGATGCTCGATCACCTCGAATTACACAGTCTTTCAAGACATCACGTACCCGCACAAACATTCATCCACATGCGCCGCGACCAAGCCGACCAACAAGACAAGGGCAGACGATGACCAGTGAGACGAACGACCACGACAATCAATTCGCCCGAGGCGGAATCGTCGAACGCGCGGGGGTGGCACTCAATCTCGGAACCCGCGGTCTCGGTACCCGCAAGGTCGGCACCGCAGAAATCAAGATCGTTCCGTCACCCGCATCGGCGAAGCTCCGGCGGATGATCAAACGAGTTGACATCGTGTTGCGAGCCCTCGAACAGCCGACCCAATCCGATCCATATTTCAAGCGCAGCACTCTGCGCTACGACGAGGTGACTCGGATTCTCGGCGGGCGGGCAACTCGGATCGCAGACGAGTCGGTCCGTCAGATCAACGGCCGGTATCTCAAGGCTGACCAATTCGTGACCGATGCACACGGCGAGTTCATCGTTCGCGACGACGGCACGATCGCGACGGAATCGGTGCGAATTCGGATCCCGCGCGACTCATGGTTGCGGAACGGGTTCACCTTCGCATCAACCGATCCCGACGTGTCACTGATCCGCGGCTGATGGAAGAAGTCACTGCAGACCGAGGTCGACCGCGCGCACCGCCGTCGACCATCCGATCTCGATTCCAACCTTTGACTGTGAGGACAACGCTAATGACAGCCCCCGACAACGCACTCCGATGTGATCCGGTTGGTGCGCGACTGTGACATGGGTGCGGATCGGAGACACGTCAGCGAATCATCCGAACGTGCTGTCAGTGCTCGAACACGAAGTGTGTGACGACCGGTTGGTGAACGAAGTATTCGGATTCATCATGCGATGCTCGGCGCAGTCCGGCGCGCATCTGACCGACTACGTCGTCTCCCGCGGAACGGCGATCTCAATGGCCGGACCTTCTCGGGTCGAGATACTGCTTGCCGTGTCGCGGTTCGCTGGCTTACTGACTGACTGCTCGATCGACGACCGACCCGCGTACAAGATCGTCGACACCGACCCCGAGTTCATCCATCTACGACTGAAAGACGAGGTGGAGTTCGAACGACAGCGCCGCCGCGACAACTCGAATCCCGCACTGATCATTCCTGTCCGACTGCGAGATGGGGACGCCTGCCGCTGGTGCGGCAAAGTCGTCGACTGGTCAGTTCGCAAGGTCGGACGCTCCGGAACATACGACCATCTCGTGCCCGGTGAAGCAGCAACCACCGACACCTACATCGTTGCGTGCGTCAGCTGCAACAGCTCCCGCAAGGACGGCGAGCGCCCGCGCGGCATCACCGACCTACTCCCAGTTCCGACCGCGCCGTACTACTCGGCCAAGACCGTCGAATTCCTCGAGGGCAACGAGTGGCGCAAGAAGAACGACCTTCCAGTACCACCCCGCCCCCGCAAAAAGATCAAACCGGGCGACCTCGCCCCAGGTATCACGACGACATCGACCGCAGGAGTTCGACCCGACAACCACTCGGGCAACGCAGCAACACCGACTCTGGACACCGCTACGGCGGCACGACCTGTCACTCCCGCACCGCGAACCGGCACTACGTCGGCGAACGCCACATCGAACCAGCGATCCGGAAACCATCCGGAGACCGCCGAAGATCGTGAACTACCAGCGCAGACGATCGTTCCGCAGAACGTCCGCGGAATACCTACTGTCTCAGCAGACGTCGAGGGTACGGAACCTGTCAGCACTGGTCGGGTCGGGTCTGGTCGGGTCGGGTCGGGTCGGGTCGGTCACCTCCCCCATCGTGAGGTCCCTGCAGATCCTGATCACCCTAGAAAGTCATCCCGAGGTCGCCGCCGTCGCAAACCCCGCAACTCACAGAAACGGATCTCCGGAGATACCAGTGAATGAAACTCACGACAACGAACTCACTGACGAGATCTGCCACGACATCGACACACGTGCACTCGAACTCGTCGGAATCACACACGGCGAAGGAAGTGCACGCGACGTCGAGCGACTGGTCCGCGGTATGAGCAGCACACAACTCGTCGCACTCGCAATCTCGTGCGCCGCGATGGTCGACATCAACAAGACACAAACCGAGCTGCTCGCGTGGATGAACCCGATCCCCGCCAAGCGCACCGCACAGACAGCGAGGCACCGGCCATGAGCAAGCACACCGTTCACACCGTCGGCACCGTCAAGCGAGATCTCGAATACCTCGCCGAATCGTGGCCCCACATCGTCAACTCGAAGATCCCCGGCACCGCCCGATCCTGGGTCGAGAAACCACAACGACGCGGAGTGCTGTCCGAGGCCGACGTCGATCGACTCGGCAAGAAGGGCGTACCTCGCCCGCTGCCCGTCGAGGTAGGTGTTCTCGATCTGCTCGCCACGATCGCCGACCGCGCCGACGACATCGCCCGCTGCCTACTCGAAGTGCTCGGGCTCGCCACCGCTGCACTGTCCAACCAACAGGTCCAAGGTGTGCCGTGGGCATGGTTCGACGCTGCAGACCAAGACGTCGCACTGCGATGGATCGAAGGTTGCTACCTGCCGACCGAATCCGCTACCCGAGATCCGCGGCCGTGGCTGCGCACTGCATCGATGCGACTGATGTCGGCCGACGAGATGGACGAGCTGACCGTTCCGTGGGTCGCACATCAGATCGCGCCGCTCGTGTCCACGACCGCGAGACTGCTCGGCGACGTCCGCGACGGGCAGGTGATGAACGGGATCTGCCCGTGGTGCGACGGACGCACCCGCGATTCGCTGTCCGGTGAACGCACTCTGCAGATCCACTATCCCGATCCCGATGACGAGACCGATGTCCCGCTCGTCGTCTGCTTCGGATTGAACTGCAATCCGCCGGCCGATTCGTGCGGGCACCGACACGACGATCGCCCGGCTTGGCCCCGCCGCGAATGGGATTGGCTCGCGACGGTACTGCGAGCGACCGACGAAGGCGTGCGACATGCCGCGAGCTGATCGGTTTGCAATCGAAGTTATCCACAGGCATGATGTCCGCAGTGGGTGCCCCATGCCCCGAGCCGGTCACGATGGTTCGAGCGGAGGCTGATCGAGTGCCCCACATGCCGCCGAAGGTGTGCAACAAATGCCGCCAACAAATCCCGGCCGGAAAGCCTTGCCCGAAGTGCAGACCCGCGTGGTCTGGTGCGCGAGCGTGGTCCGGCGGTTCGACTCGTCGGTGGCGCAAAGTGCGACAGCAGCAACTCGATGATCATCCGATCTGCCAGTGGCCGACCGGTTGTCGGCGACTCGCGGCCGAGGTCGACCACGTCGACAATCTCGCTCGCGGCGGCGATCGGTACGACCGCGCGAATCTGCAGAGTCTGTGCTCGCCACACCACGACGATAAGACGAAAAGCGAGGCCGCGCAGGGCCGTTCGGCACGGCGCGCCAGACCGTCTGCATAACCGCAGGTCAGAGGCTTGCAGGGGGTAGGGGGGTCGTCATCACGGCGACTTTCAGGCCCGGACACCGCCTCGGTAACTGCTCTTTTTTCTGAACAAGTTAGGTGCAATGGGGGGTCACCACCCCTGACCAGCGCCGATGACCCTTTCCGATGGCCGTTTCGACCTCGAAAAAGGCCCTGTTGTTGGAGGTGAAAATGTCCGGTCCCGCACCTGCACCCGCAAATTTGCGACTTTTGACAGGTCGATCCGAAGGGCACGACATCGCCGGGCGTCCGGTCACGCCGCCGCCGCCGTTCAAGCGGCTGCCGCCGAAGCCGCCGACGTGGCTCTCGCGGGAAGCGAAAGCGGAATGGCGGCGGATACTTCCGGAGCTGACGCGGCTCGATCTCGTGAAGAAAGAGGACCGCGCCGCACTCACCGCCTACTGCGAAACGTGGGCGACGTGGGTCGAGGCCGTCCGCAGCGTTCGCGCTGACGGTTTGGTCGTCAAGAACAACTCGATGCGCAAGGATGGAACCGAAACAACTTGGTACACAAAGAATCCCAGTGTCTCGGTTATGGAGAAGGCATCTCAACAGCTTCGCGCGTGGGCTCAGGAGTTCGGTTTGACGCCGAGCGCCGAAGGCCGGTTAGTGAGGGACGGTGGGCGCAGCAACCCGGAAGGGGACTCGGAAAACCCGTTCCAATGACGAGGTAGAACTGCCAACCGCGACCGAACTCGCGAGACTGAAACTCTCGCCCGAGGTTGCGTGGTATCTGCTCTCGCGCGGGATTCCGTTGCCGGACTGCCCGCCGCTGTACAAAACGCCGGAACCTCGCGACGAACCCGGCGCGATGTTCGACCCCGAGCGGGTCGACAAACTGCTCGTCGTGTTCTCGCACCTGCGACACACCAAAGGCCGGTTGGCGGGTAAGCCTCTCAAGCCCGATCCCTGGCAAGTCGCGCACGTCCTCGCCCCGGTATTCGGGTGGGTTCATTTCGACGAGGACATCGGCGACTACGTCCGAATAATCACGACGCTGTACGTCGAACTGCCGCGTAAGAACGGCAAGTCGACGCTCGCGGGCGGAATCGGTATCTACCTCACGTGTGCGGACGGCGAGAACGGCGCTCAGGTCATCGCAGCGGCGACAACCCGGGAGCAGGCAGGGTTTGTGTTCGACCCGATCAAACAACTCGCTGAGAACTCGCCTGCGCTGAAAAAGCACGTGAAGCCGTACAAGTCGCAGATTGTGCACAAGCGCACCAACTCGTATTTCAAGGCGATCTCGTCGGCGGGCGATGCGCAGCACGGCGCAGACCTGCACGGCGGGATCATCGACGAGCTGCATCTGCACAAGGACGACGAGCTGGTCGAGGCACTCGAAACCGGCACCGGTTCCCGCAGTCAACCGTTGATCGTGTTCATCACGACGGCGGACGCGGGACGCCGTCATACCCCGTACGACGCGAAGCGCACACGCGTCGAGCAGCTCTCACGCGGCGCGTTGCGTGACCCGAGCACGTACGGCGTCGTGTTCGCAGCGCCGAAAGAGGCAGACCCGTTCGCCGAGGAAACCTGGCGCATGGCGAACCCTGGTTACGGGATCTCACCGACGCGCCGTTACTTGCGAGAGAAGGCAACAGAAGCGGCGCAGTCGCCGGCCGATCTCGCCAAGTTCCTACGCCTGCATCTGGGCATTCGCACGAAGCAGCTCACTCGGTACATCGATCTGACGGCGTGGGATTCGAATGCGGGACCTGGATTCGACGAGTCCGAGCTGAAAGGTCAGCTCTGTTACGGCGGACTCGATCTCGGATCGACGTCGGACCTCACCGCTCTGTGTTGGGCGTTCCCCAACGCCGCGCGTGACCGGTACCGGCTGATCTGGCGGGTCTGGACGCCCGAGGACAACATCGAGGCGCTCGACAAGCGGACGGCGGGCGCAGCGACGGTCTGGAAGCGTGAAGGCTGGCTGAAAACAACACCGGGCAACGTCGCGGATTACGACTTCATCGAGGCCGATCTGCTCGCCGACTGCAAAGAGTTCGACGTCCAAGAGGTCGCCTACGACCGTTGGAACTCAAGCCAATTGGTCAACAATCTCGTCAACAAGGGCGCGCCGATGGTGACGATGGGCCAAGGATTCGCGTCGATGTCCTCGCCGACCAAGGAGCTGCAGCGGCTCACATTGCTCGGACACAAGTCCGGCGAGCCGGTCGTCGAACATCGCGGCAATCCGGCCGTGCGGTGGATGGTCGACAACCTCGCGGTCGCGATGGACGCCGCCGGAAACGTCAAGCCCGACAAAGCAAATTCGGCGGAGAAGATCGACGCCGTCGATGCGCTGGTAATGGCGATCGGCCGGTCCCTGGCAAGCGAACCCGAAACCGAGAGTGCATACGAGAGTGGCGGTCTGATGACCGTCTAAGCGAGGAGGACATCGTGAAGTACCTGCGCAAGTTCAGAGGGCAGACCGTCGTCGTGCAGCTCGACGACGTGACGTTCGTCGGCACGCTCGACGTCGCGGCGCGGGACCGGATCGAGTTGGTCGACGCCGTGGCCGGAGTCCAGGAGAAGACGAAGGCAGACGGACGGATCATCATTCCGCGCGCCGAGGTCAGGCTCGTGCAGGTGCCTCGCTGATGGTCGCGTTCATGAGTCTCGGCGAACTCGGTACGTTTGTCGCAGGAGCGTCGCCGAGCGTCGAACTGGTCGATCCCGGTTACCCGCTCGGCGAGTCTCTCGACATCAACGCCGACAACGTGTTGCGCAATCAGCCGAGCGTGCGCAAGGTCGTCAATTTCATCGCCCGCAACGTCGCGTCGGTGCCGCTGCACCTGTACGAGCGGGTCGACGACAACAACCGCGTGCGCATCACCGACTCGCCGATCGGCCGCGCACTCGCGAAACCGCGCAAGAAGATGACACCGTTCCGGTTCTGGCGCGATGTGATGATTGATCTACTACTCCACGATCGCTACTGCATCGTGTTCGGCGAGACCGATACCGGCGAGCTTTCCCTGACCCGTCTGCCCGCGAACCGCGTGCGATTCAAAGGCGGCGAAGGTGAAACCGAAGGCGACGTGATCGAAATCCGGTTCACGTCCAAGAGCGGCGACGTCGTCACGATCGATCCCGACGTCTGTATCTATGACATCGGGTACAGCCCGCGCGGAGACAACGGGCTGTCGCCGATCGAGACGTTGCGGCACTTGCTCGCCGAGGCAACGGAAGCGGTCGACTACCGGCGAAGTTTGTGGAAGAACAACGCGCGGATTCCGCAGGTGATCGAGCGACCGGCCGACGCGAAAGTGTGGTCACCTGACGCTGCCGCGCGGTTCAAGTCCGATATGGCGAACTTCCGTAAGGGCGGCGGCGCAGAGGGCGGGATGCCGGTCCTCGAGGACGGCATGACCATCAAAGAGGTCACGTCGTTTCGGCCGCGCGATACCAACGATCTCGAAGGTCGACGGCTGACCGACGCCGAGGTCGCGTCCGCGTATTTCATCGCCCCCGAGCTGGTCGGCGCGCGTGACGGCACGTACGCCAACGTCGAGGCATTCCGACAAATGCTCTACCGAGATTCGCTCGGGCCGTGGATCTTCGCACTCGAACAAGCCCTGAACGTTCATCTCGTGCCGTACTACGACGACGGCAAATCGTTGTACGTCGAGGCGAATCTCGACGCGAAGCTCCGCGGATCATTCGAGGAACAAGCAGGGGTATTGCAGACATCTGTGGGCGCGCCGTGGCTCAAACGCAACGAAGCGCGAGCGCGGATGAACCTGCCCGCGATCGACGGCGGCGACGAGCTGGTGACCCCGCTGAACGTCCTGACCGGCGGGCAGGCGTCGCCGACCGATTCGGCGCCGAAATCTCTGTTCGAGATCCCCGGTTTCGTGGACTACCTGACGAACGAACTACGCAGCGGCCGACTATTCGGGCGTGGCAGAGAGGAGTAACCCTGTGTACGTCAAAGAGTTTCGATCCAAGGTCAAGGCAGCGGGAGAAGCGGACGGACTCAAAACCGGACAAGTCCTCGCTGTCGTGTCCGTGTTCGGCAACGTCGACAGCGTCGGCGACATCGTCATGCCTGGCGCATTCGACGAGGATCTCGCCGCGTGGAAAGAGTCGGGCGACCCGATCCCCGCGATCTGGTCGCACGATTGGAGAGATCCGTTCTCTCACATCGGAACCGCACTCGAAGCGACGCCGACCGAGAAGGGGCTCGAGGTGCTCTATCAGTGCGATCTCGACAACCCGAAAGCCGAGCAGGTTTACCGACTGCTCAAGGGCAGACGCGTCACTCAGTCGTCGTTCGCTTACGACATCATCGAGTCAGGTTGGGCCAAGCGCACCGACGATGCGACCGGCAAAGAGTACGAAGTGCGCGAGTTGCGCAAACTGCACCTGATCGAAGTCGGACCGACGCTCGTCGGCGCGAATCAGGAAACCGAGCTGCTCGCCGTCAAGTCGGCCGAGTTCGCTCGATCGTTCAAAGCCGGTCGGGTGCTCACGAAGTCGCACATCGACGCCCTGCAGAAAGCTCACCACACGATCGGACAGGTGCTCGCCGAAGCCGAGCACGCCGATCCGAAATCTTCCGGCCGACCTACGCCGGATTCGGCACCGCCCGGTGCCCGCGACACAAGTGCCGGCCAACCAGCCGCGGACGCGGCCGACGACGAGCAGCGCGACGGTGCTGCGAAATCGTCCGCTCAGTCGTCCGCCGCGAGGTCCGCCCAGGCACGTACGCGGCTGTTGTTGGAATCCCTCTAACCCTCAGGAGTATTGATCATGAATCTTCGCGAACTACTGAAAAAGGCGCTCACCCGCGCCGCCGAACTCAAGGCTCTCGATCGTGAGTTCACCGAGGAGGAGGTCGACGAGGCGGGCAAGCTCGCCGAGCAGATCAAGGAATACCGAACCAAGCTCGCCAAGATGGACGCGGCATCCGCTGCGCTCAAGGGCATCGAGCCCGACGTCGACGACGACGACGCAGACGACGACGACGGCGATCAGCCCGGCGGGGCCAAGAGTGGCGGCGCTCGGGTCGGCGATCGTCAGGAAAAGGCGCTCGCGGCGACCTTCGGGCAGGCGTTCGTCAAGTCCGAGTCGTACAAGCGGTTCCGCAAGGAAAACCCGTCCGGAGTCGGACAGGGTTCGCCGGTCAACATCGATCGCGTCAAGGTCGGCAGCCTCGAGGACTACTACGCCGGTCGCAAGGCAGCGCTGACGAGTCCACTCGCGCGCGTTCAGCCGGTTCGGATGCCCACGGTCGATCAGGTCGACCGCAACCGTCTGACGCTGCTCGATCTCGTCTCTCGCGGCAAGACGGGCGGCAATTTCGAGTACGTCCAGATCACCGGAGTGAACCGCAATGCGGCAATCGTTCCGGAATCGACGAGCGGCACCGATGCGGCCGGTCTCAAGCCGACGTCGGACATGCAGACCGCTCTCGCCGATGCGAAGGTCTACACCTACGCGGACGGTTACGACGTCACGAACCAGCTGCTCGCCGATGCGCCTGCGTTCGCGACGTACATGGACCAGGAACTCAAGTATTCGCTCGACAACGTCGTCGAGGACAAGCTGCTCAACGGTTCGGGCATCTCGGGCGAGCCGAAGGGCATTCTGACCACGACCGGAGTTCAGAATCAGGCGTACGTCGCGGGCGCACTGGGCGACGACGGCGGATTCACTCAGGCAACGGTGCTCGCATTCGTTCGCGCCGCACGGCGTGCGATTACCAAAGTCACTCGTCTGCCTGGTGGCACCGTAGACGCGATTGTCCTCTCGCCTGAGATGGACGAGGCGATCGACCTGATGCAGGACGCTGACGGCCGGTTCTACGGTCAGGGTCCGTTCGGGTCCGGCCCCGGCACGTTGTGGGGACGTCCGCGCGTGACGTCCGAGCGACTGACGTCGACCGACTCGCTGATCGGCGATTTCAAGCAGATCGCGCTGCTCGATCGAGAAGGTCTGTCGATCATGGCGTTCAACCAGCACAAGGACTACGCGCAGCGAAACATGACGTATGTGCGCGCGGAACTTCGCGCTGCACAGGTGATTTGGAAGCCGAATCGCCTTGTCATCGTCAAGCCGAAGACCGGAGAGGGAGAGTGAGCCGAATGTCCGATATCGAAATGGTCGTCGTCAACGGAATCCGGTACCGGCCCGAAGACGCACCGAAGATCGTCGAGCCCGACGTCGAAGACGACATCACTCCCAAGCGTCCCGGCCGCGGATCTCGCGGCGCTGCCCGCACGAAGGCAGTGACGTCGTCGCGGAACAAGGCACGTGCACCCGAGTCCGATGCATCGGGCGGCGACGGTGACGGTTCCGGAGACCCGACCGGTGACGGTTCCGGCGATCCGACTGGTGACGGTGCCGGATCTGACGAGGACACTGCGGGATCGGGCGACTGATGGACTCAGCAGAAGAACCGAGCGCACTCGTCACTGTCGACGAGTTCACCAAGATCACCGGCGGCGACGACGTCACGCAGTTTCGGCTCGATTCCGTGATCGACGCGGTTCGCGACTACTGCGGTTGGCACATCGCGCCGCATCGTCGGGAGACGATGGTTCTCGACGGTAACGGTTGCTCGGTTCTTCTGCTCCGCACGACCAACATCGTCGAGGTTCACGCGGTCACGGAGTGTGGAATCGAACTGCCGGCCGATTCCGGGTTCGAGTGGTCGCAGCGCGGAATGATTCGGCACCCGTCGGTGTGGACTGATCGTTGGCGCGCGATCGAGGTCGATCTGACTCACGGATTCGACAAGACTCCGACGCATCTCGCGGCCGCGATCATCGATCTCGCGCAATCGTCGATCGAGTTCGGCGGTAGCGACGAGCCCGAGACGATCGGGCCGTTCAAGTTCGGCGGTTCGCAAGGCGGAACCAGGCTGCCGGGGCACGTGTTGGCGGTTCTGAACCGTTACCGCGTGCATCAAGTGTCATGAGCGGGTTCGTCGTCTACCGGATGCCCCGAGCGCACACCGGCAAGGACGAAAACAACGACACGATCGACCATTCCGAGGACAAAGTCGAGATCACGCCGTGGGAAATGGCACCGGGCACCTCTGCCGAGTTCATTGCGCTCGGGCGCAACGGGCAAGACGTGCAGTGGACGCTCTATTTCCCGCTCAAGACCGAACTCACCGACGACGATTGTCTCGAGATCGCCGGAACGGTGTACGAGATCCGCGTATTGACGTGGCGATCGCGCCGTTCCGGCCGTGGCGGTCTCGTCGTCCTCGCAACTCACCGAGAGGGGTAGCGGAATGGTCGAAATCAAGCTCGACGACGCGGGAATGAAGGAGATGCTTCGCAACAACCCGCGCGAGCTGATCAACAGTCTCGGCGCATCGATCGGCAGTGAGGTCGAAGCGTCGAGTTCGATCACTGAACACGACGTCGAGGTCACTGTGCGGCCGTACACCACCGACCGCGCCGGTTGCGCTGTCTCGATCGTCGGTGCGGGCGGATTGGCGATCGAAGCCAAGCACGCACTGCTCACTCGCGCGGCCGCGCGCGCCGGATTACAGGTCCGGCGTCGTGGCTGAATCCATTTGGGTGCCGCCGGACGTCGAGCGCGTCGTCAAGGACCACGTAAAGGCGTTGCTCGTCGTCCGCAGCCGGATCTGCACCGCCGGTCTCGGTGTGCCGTCCGACTGGACGACGAAATCGCTCGATCACGTCCAGGTCGGCGCAGCGAGCCCGCAGATCCGCAAAGCGTGGGGGCCGGTGCCGCCGATCGACATCACCGGACCGGTGCAGCTCACCGTGTGGTCGAAAAATGCGACCGATGCGAAGGCTCTCGCGAATCTGTGTCTCGGGTTGTTGATCGTCGCGCCGGTCGCGAAGCCTCTGACACAGATCGTGCCCGGCACCGGTATCAGCACGACGCGAGATCCCCGCACCCGCGGCGAACTCGCGTTCTTCAACGTGATCGTCTCGGCGGAACCCGTACTCGCCGGATAGACCGCACCCGTTCACCATCCAGCAACACACCAACCCGAAAGGGGCTAATTGCCATGCGCAACAAGAAGAATGTCAACATCTGGAAGGACGCTCACGTCTACGTGAACGACGTCCTGGACCTACCCGCGAGCGGCGACGATCCGGTCCCCGATTCGTGGGGCGAGGCAGGGCTGCTCAACGGCGAGGCCGGTTTCGACGAGCAGCGCAAGTGGGACGAGTCGAAGGAATTCGCCTGGGGCGTCGGGCACGTCGAAACCGGGCGCAAGAATTTCGAGATGACTCGTACGTTCGAGGCACTCGAAGACAATCCGGTTGTCGATGAGCTGTACGAGTACGGATCCACCGATGACGTCGTGATCGTCCCCCGTCCGGCGAGCAAGTACATCTTGTTCGAGACCATCAACCAGCACGGCAAGGTCGAACGTCGTATCACGACGGAAAAGGCCGACATCTGGGCACCGGGTTCCAAGCGCGCCGAGTCCGGTCTCGCGTCGAAGGCGTTCACCGCGGACATCTTCGCCAACGGACAGGGACAGTTGTTCATCAAGCAGAAGGCGCACGGCGACCCTGTGAACGAGGTCCAGAAGATCACTCTGCCGGCCGATCTGACCGGCGGCACGTGGCCGATCACCTACAAGGGGCAGACCACGACACCGCTCGCGCACAACGCCAACAATGCAGCGGTTCGCACCGCCCTGCAGGCGCTCAGCACGATCGGCGCGGGCAACGTCGAAGTGACCGGCGGTCACGCTGCCGGATACGTCGTCACCTTTACCGGTGACCTCGCCGGAACCAACATCGTGCAGCTGACCGCGAGCGGTGCGGATCTCGTACCGGCCGGAACGATCACGATCGAAACGGTCACCGAGGGCGGATAACCCGTCCCCCCACAAACGCAGACGGTCGGGAGTTCGTGCAGTTCGCCCGACCGTCTGTTTGCCATGCCCCGAGCAACTGCCAGAGAAGGAACTGCACATGTCTGACGTACCGACCGAAGACGAGATCCGCGCGATCGCGAAGGAACTCGGCTACACCGATGAGCACGGCAACTACCCCAAGAATCGGCGCAACGAACTCGCGATCGCCGCCGCCGAATACAAAGCCGGGCAGCAAGAGCAACGCGAACGCGAGATCTCCGCGCCGCTCGACGGATCGACCGTCGAGCAGCTCGCACGGTTCGAGGCCGAGCTGCGTGCCGCCGGATACGCACCCGATCGCGCACGGCACCTGTCGGACTCGATCGCCCCTGCCCTTGTCCGTCGACAAGGGATTCATTTCTCACACGAAGGAACTGCACAGTGAGCAACCGGAAGAACCAGAATCGCAATCGTCCCGCCGCCGCACGCGCACAGGCACCGAAGCCCGCGCCCGAGACCGAGGTGGTGGAATCCGTCGTCGGGTCGACCGACGCCGTCGAGCCCACCGTCACCCCCGACGCTCACGACAGCGTCGAGCCCGAATCGGTTCGGCCAGACATCGAGCCCGAGGTCGCCGAGAAGCCGCTGCACGAGCATGTCGTCGAGGCTCTCGCCGCCGAAGGGCTCGCACATCTGACCGTCACGTACCAGGGCAAGAAGTTCGTGTTTCCGGCGACGATGGACGACATCGGCGGCGATGCACTCGATCTGATCTCGGCGTCGAATTACGTTGCGGCGCTGCCATTGCTGCTCGATCCGGAACAGCCGCCGTTCGGCACCGTGCAGTCCGAACTCGGGCTGTTGCAATGGGGACTGTTCAAGTCCCTGCGACCCCGACGTCCGCAGTACCTCGAGCTGTTTCAGCAGTGGAACTATTCGATCGGTCTGACCGCGGGGGAATGACGCGCCTCCTCCTGTTGCTTCGGGATCACCCGAAGGCGGTGGAGGCATTTCTGTCGCAGTACCACAACATCGACATCCGCGACCGCGACGTCCGAGACGAGCACGGCCGACGCAAGCTCACCCTCGCGATGATCGCGGCGCGGGTGCTCTATTGGCGACCTGAGGGCAACCCGATCGACACAGCGCTCAACGGGGGAGTACGACCACCCTCGCGCACCGAGTTGATCCTCAGTGACCTGTTCAGCCTCCGCGCTGGCGAGCCAAGTCCGCGCCTGCAGTTCGCCGAACGCGCGGCCGTCGAAAAAGAAGATCCAGGCCGCAAGGAGTTGCTCGCGCAGCGGTCGCGCGAAGCCCGCGAGAAAGCGGAACGCAAAAAGAAATCTGAATAGTGTTGGAAAGGCGGGCATCCCGTGGCGACCATCGGCACAGCTGTACTCGAAATCATTCCCTCCGCGCGTGGGATGGGCGGAAAGATCGCAACAGGTTTCGGGGGCGAGTTCACTGCCGCTGGTCGCGCCGCGGGCGTCCAGATGGGCCAGGCGGTCGCGGACGGAGTCTCGTCGGCGAAGTCCGCGGTCGACAAGGCAATGGCGCAACTGATGTCTGCGCAGACCAAGCAAGCCGACGCGGCGGGCAAAGTCGTTGTCGCACAGCAGAAATTGCAGGAGCTGCAGGAGTCGGGCAAAGCGAAGGCTTCGCAACTGACAGCAGCGACGAACAATCTCGCGACGGCACAGAACAAGTCACGCGAAGCGGTCGCGAACACTGCACGCGCAGACCAGAATCTCGCGTCGGCGAAAGACCGGCTCAAGCGGGCAACGGATACGTCGTCGTCCTCGCAGGCTCAGCACGCGACGGCAGTCGCACGCAACAATGCCGCCGTCCGCGATATGGGCGGCGCGGTCAGCTCCGGTGCGGAGAAGATGAAGAAACTCGCACTCGCTGCCGCGGGTGCTGTTGCCGCGTACGCAGGATTCCGCGGTTTGAAGTCTCTCGTCGGGGACACGATCGCTGCCGGTACCGCTCGACTCGACACGATCGAATCGTCGACCGCATCTCTGACCGTCACGCTCGGCGACGCGGGCAAGGCCGCATCGTTTATGAACGAAGTCCTCGCGACTGTCAAGGGCACACCGTTCAATCTCGATCAGTTCGCCAAGGCCGGATCGTCTCTCGTGTCGATGGGTGCCGCGGCCGAGAAGGTGCCGGGCTACCTGACGGCGATCGGCAACGTCGCCGCGGGCAAGGGCAACGAAGCCGATGAATATGTCGATCGCATCGGTGACGCGTTCGGCAAGGTCGCCACGATGGGCAAGATCGCCGGAACCGAGATCCTGTCGCTGTCCAAGGCGGGCGTTCCCGCGATGCGCATCATGGCGAACGAAATGGGCATCACGACCGACGAGATGCAAAAGCTCGTCTCGGACGGCGCAGTGCCCGCCGAGAAGGCTCTCGACATGCTCACCAAGGGCATCATGGAGGGCACCAACGGAATTGCGGGCGAAACGCCGAAACTCGGCGGGCAGATGGAAGCCCTCAACGCGACATTCCGCGGCGCTGCAGGCGGAATGAGCGCCGCTCGTGCGCGACTGGGTGCCGAGGTACTCAAGCCACTTCGCGCCGAGTTCATTCACGTATTCGGTGCTGCCGGTGACGCAATGGACGCGATCGCACCGAAGGCTGCAGCGCTCTCGCAGCGGTTCGTCGATACCGGCGTCATCAAGAAGTTCGGCGAGTCGATCGCATCGTTGCCGGCCAACCTCGAGCAGTGGGGCGGGCAGGTCTCGAAGATGTGGAAGGGGTTCAAGGACTCCGACGTCGCGCAGGACTCGCTCGTCAAGCTCGGGATGGTTTTCGAGTCGCTCGGCAAGACTGCGAAGCCGCTCAAGGAAGCCGTGCAGGGGATCGCGGGATCTCTCGCGAAAGCCTCTGCAGCGACCGGTGTTTCCGCGTGGGTTGTGATGCTCGACGTGATGACGGCCGTAGGCCCGATTCTCGACACCACGGTCGTTCCGGCACTGCAACTGACGTCAACGCTGATGAACGAGAACCAGGGCGTCGTCACTGCTCTCGTGTTGGCTTACGCGGCATTCAAAACGATTCCGTCGATCATGGGCCGGATCGCGCCGTCCGTCGCGTCTATGAACGCCACACTCGCGACATCGGACGGCCGACTCACTCGCTATCAGTCTGCGATCCTCGCAACCCGCAACGCGGCAACGAACGCCGCAACCGGGATGCGTGGATTCGGTACCGAGGTCCGTTCAACGCAGGCGTTCGCGGCTGCAGCTGGTCGTCCGATCGGCACACTCGGCGCGAGTTTCCTGACTCTCGGGCAGCACGTCGGCGGCGCGAGAGGTGCTCTCTCCGGGATCAAGTCCGTTGCCAGTGGCGCGATGGGCGCGCTCGGCGGACCGTTCGGGATCGCACTACTTGCGGCCGGTGCCGGACTTGCTCTCTTCGCGCGCAAGCAAGCAGAGGCGAAGAAGGAAGCGCAGGAGCACGAGCAGGCAATCAAGGATCTGACCGGCACGCTCGATCAGCACACGGGCGCGGTCACCGAGCAGACCTACATCGTCAAGGCGAAGGAACTCGCCGAGAGCAAGGCGATCGAGTCCGCTCGGAACTACGGAATCGCCGAGAAGGATCTCGTCGGCGCTCACCTGAACAACGCCGACGCGCTCGGCAGGGTGAACACCGTTCTGCAGGAGAACCTCACCAAGTCGATCGAGTCGTCGGACATCTACAAGGATGCGGGCGACAACTGGCAGCGGGCAGGCGTTTCCGCGAAAGATCTCGCCGAGGCGCTCAGCGGTGTGCCGGGCAAGTACGACGAGGTCAAAGACAAGCTGTTCGCCTACAACACCGCAAGTCGGCAGGCGGGCACGTCGGGACAGATGCACGTCGAGTCACTGGGCGCGGTGCGCAAGGGACTCGACGACGTCGGTCGCGGCGCGGCGGATCTCGGCGAGAAGCTCGGTGATTCCAACGAGGAATTGAAGGTCGCACAACAGCGTGCGGTCGACGCCGCGGCCGCGATGGAAAAGGGTCGCACCCCCGCAAGCCAATTCGGTACTGCCCTGCAAACTCTGGGCGGCATGGCGGGCAGCGCCGAGGACAAACTCTCGGCACTGCAGGACGCGCTCACCGTATTCAACGGCGGCACTGTCAATCTCGAAAAGATCGAGTCGCAGCTCGCGGCGACCGCGGACGCAACGAGAGACGCGTTCGCAGCAGGCGCGGGTGCAACCGGGCTCGTCGACGGCGCTGCAGGAAGGGAGTTCGACAAGACATCGGAGGCCGGTCGCCGACTGATCGAGGTATCGGTCGCGCAGGCGGAGCAGACCCATCGCAACGCGCAAGCGGCATACACCGCGAAGAAGAACATCGGCGATCTTGCCGGTGCGCAAGCGGACGCCGCTGCGGTGGTCGCAGCATCACGTCAGCGCTACATCGACGCCGCTGCGGTCATGGGCATAGTCGGCAAAGAAGCCGAGGATCTGGCGACGAAATACTTCGGAATCCCCGAAGTGGTCGCGACGTTGCTCTCGCTCGACATCGGGCAGGCGGTGCTCAACGCCGAGGAATCGGCGCGAGTCCTCGAGCTGCTCGGGCAGATGGAGCCTTCGCCGCAAGTCGATCTGATTCGCAAAAAGCTCGAAGACGGCGTAGCGCTCACGACGCAGGATCTCGCGGCGCTTGCGAAGATCGAGACGAAGCCTGAGGTTCTGCTCGAAATCGCGGACGTGTTCACCAAGTCCGAGGCAGCGCGTCGAGAGCTCGCCGGAATCAAGGACAAGACGGTCACCGTCACGATCGACGCGGTCCGGACTCCGGCCGCACAAAATGAGTACGCCGGTAGGCAGGAAGCGATCAGGGCGGGCGTTGCGGCGCCACAACAACTGTTCGCGCACGGCGGCGCTGCTTATGGCGGGACACCGGGCAAGGACTCGATTCCGGCGTTGCTGATGCCGGGCGAGCATGTTCTCGACACCGAGGACGTCCGTCTGATGGGCGGGCAAGCCGGTGTGTACCGGTTCCGCGACGCGCTGGCACAGGGCAAGGTCGAAAAGTTCGCGGTCGGCGGTGCGGTCGGGAGCAGTTGGTTCGACCGCGTGCGGAACTACTTCGCACCCAGAACCGGTAACCCGTACCTCTGGGCGGGCACAGGTCCGGATCGGTTCGACTGCTCCGGTGCTGTGGGCGGTGCGCAACAGGTCGCATTCGGCGCGTCAGCGCCGAACGGTCGTGTCGGCACCACACATACCGCACTCGACGGTAGTTGGCCGCACATCGTCCGAGGTGCTTCGCAGTCGGATCTCTTTGTCCTGGGCGTCAACCGCGATCACATGGTCGCGAAGATCAACGGGCACCGACTCGAATCCGGTGGGCAGTCGAACTCGCTGCAGTGGGACGGATACGCGGACGACGCTTTCAACAGCAAGTTCACGCAGTTTCACATTCCGAACGAAATGCTCGGGCCGGTCGGCTCGGGTACATCGCTCAGCGGCGGCGGTTCCGGCGTGTCCGGACTCGGGTCGAAGCGGAAAGCCGAGTGGACCGAGAAGGACGACATCGCGCTCGACTCGGCGCGCATTGCGATTCAACAGGCGATCGAGGCGAAAGAGCGTATCGACGCCAACCCGAAGAAATCACCGGCCGACAGTGCGCAGGCGGAGACCAAGATCCGCAAAGCACGCGAACGCGTCACCTCACTGGAGAAGAAACGAGATGCCGCGGCCGCGGGAATGGACGCACCACCGCCGCCGCCAGCGCCGGAACTGACGTCCTCATGGAGCGACGACGAGATCGACATGATCAGCGCGCAACTCGCCGTCGAAGAGGCCGACGCCCGACGCAACGAGGTCTACGACGACGAGGAGGCAACGGACAAGGACCGGCTCGACGCCGACCTCGCGCTGCAGCGAGCGATCAACGCGCGCAAAGCGAAGATCGAAGGCGAGAAGTCGGGTAACTCGAACGGCCGTCTGATGACGCCCGAAGAGTTGGGCGGCGAGATGGGCAAGCTCGCCGTGCGTGGGTTGTTCGAGTTCTTCGGATTGGAAAACTCGACGCTCGCGGATCCGAGTGAGTTCCTGGGCATCAACTCCGGTGACAACGTCCGCACGAGTGACCCGCTGCCCGCGCGCTCGGCGCGGGTGCCGGCCGATTCCGACGAGCTGACGACACCGCAGGTTCACGTTCCCACGATCTCGATCACGCGGGAACAAGCGATGTCTCAGATGCCGATCACCTTGGACCCGAACAAGGGCATCGAGCAGTTGCTCGCGCTGCCCGGCGCGAAGCTGTTCGACCAGGGCGGAATGCTCGACGGGATCGGCGTCAACCTCTCGGGCAAGCCCGAGCCGGTGCTCACGAACGACGAGTACCACGAGTGGCGCAGCAGCAACCGCGACGTCGCCGCGATGGTGAAGGCACTCAAGGGATCTGAACGCGCATCGAGTGGCCGAAGCGGTGGCCCGCTGATCGGCGAAATGCACAACCACGGTCCCGATGCTCGCGCGGTCATGCGCGAGATGGATCTCAAGCTCGAGGCCCGGATGGGCACGTATGTAGGGAGGGCGTAGACGTGAGTCGCGTTGTGCAGCTGATCAAACGGGATCGGCACGGAAATAATCTGATCGTCCTCGACATCGCGGGTCCGAAGATGGGCACGCAAGGGATCAAGGCAACGCGGAAATCGCTCGAGGGTATTTGGCACGCTCCACGATCGTCGACATCGGAAACGACCGCATTCATTCCGGGGTCGATTCCGGGGCTCGATCGGGTCGAGGAACGCATCGTCAAGTTGGTGCTGATCACTCGGGCGATGCCCGGCACCGATTGGGAAGATGTCGACTCGCTGCTCTGGGAAGTGTTGGCACCGGGGGAGTTCTTTGTTCTTCGCGTGGAATCGCGCAAGGGCAAAGAGGCTCGCGAACTCACCTTGCGGCGAGTTCGCGAGCCCGAGGTTGATGCATTCTACGACGGCGATCCCGACGAGATCGGGCAGATGAAATGGATCATCTCGGCGACGGCGCACGACCCCTGGTGGTACGCGTCCGAGTATTCGCGCTCGATCAAACGCAGTGAGATGACGCCGATCGGCGACGGTTGGTTCTCGGGTCTGATCGACGTCGGCAATCTGGGCGATCAGGACACCTATCTCGAATGGGTCTGCAACGAGATCACTGTTCCGCTGACGGTGGCTCTGCCGGACGCGCTCGGGAAGTATCCGGACGATCATCCCCAGGCAGGGCAGCAGATCATGCACGAGTTGCCGGAACTTACTCCCGGCAAAGAGTTTCAGGTCAACACGCACCCGTTGCGTGAGACGTTGCTCGTGCGATCCGATACCCAGGACTGGGCAAAGATGCGCGCGGAAGATTTCGGGTTCGCGTTGCCCCGACGCACCGATCCTCCGACGCCGTTGCCGATCAAGGTCAAGGGCGGAACGCCGGACACCGAGATCACCGTCTACATCCCGATTCCGTACGACCGGCCGATGGGATGGTGAGTCTTGGCTGAACTACTCACCTGCGATGACGTTCGTAGGCAGATCAATCAACGCACGATCGACCGCGTTGCGTCGTTGCGGGCAATGCCGTTGGTCCGGATCTGGGATAAGAACTGGGACAACGGCACCGGGACGTACAAGCCAGTTGCGATCGTACGCGGCGAGATCGACGGCGATTTCGAGGACGTCTACAACAACACCGGCATCGGTCGATTGCGGTTGCTGTCGAGTCATCCTCTGAGGGACTGGCTGATCGACGACGTCAAGGAAGCCGAGGACATTCACATCACCGTGGACGTCCCCGGCTGGCGTTGGCACGGCAAGGCGCTCACGGTCGACGAGACGATGGAAGAGGACGGACTTGTCCACGTCACTCTGACATTCCAGCATGGATTCGAGCACGCGAAAAAGCTGATCTGTTTCCCGAACCCGTTCGCCCCCATCGGTGCTCAGGCCCCGAAGCAATGGAACTGGGCGGGAAACGCGGCGACCGGAATCGGCACGCTGATGTTCGTGAACATGTTGCGCCGCTATGCGCCGAACTGGAAACAGGGCGACAACATCTTTCACCCGGAAACGTGGAAGCTCAACCTCAATCCGGCTGATTGGCCGCAGGTGCTCAACCCGCGCGGTCTCGGGCGCGCTGACACGAGTATGTGGTCGGTGTTCACCACTCGCGCGGGCAAGTTCTTCGATGTCGTCGAGCAGGTGCTCAAAGAGACTGGGCTGCATCTGATTGCGGACCGCTGGCTACCCGGCGACCCGCAACCGTGTCCTGAGTTCTTCATTCTGTACAAGCCGACGCTCGTGTGGCGCATCGTGGACAAGTCGGGCGTTCGCGGCCCGACCGGCACATCGTTGGACGGGTTGCTCAAACTTGTTGCGACGGTCGCGCAGGACGGGATCAACGAGATCGTCGAAACGGTCTCGGCAGGGCAAGCGCCTCCGGAGTACGGCAAGCCTGGTTTCTTCGGAACGATCACCGAGTGGCCGTGGGTGTGTTGGCGACCGGCGATGTACTACGCGCGTGAGCGTGGATCAGGGATCTCGGGTGTTCGGTACTGGCGCAGAGTGATTCACAAGTCTCTCGCGGGTGCGATTGCGACGGGTGGGAAATCTCCTGCGTGGCTGAATAGTTCGATCAAGCTGCTACTGAATGCGGCGCTGGGCTATCTCGGAAGCATGTTCGGGAACTCCGGTCTCGCACTCGGCATTTTCGACAAGCAGGTCGAGGACGTACTTTTCGCGTTCGCTCGACTGGCGAATCCGATCCGTCAGGCATTGATGGGCAGTGATGCCTACGGCGAGGAATGGGAACCGGGCGACGGCACCGGGCTCAGTGCGGCTCTGTTGTCGACCTTCCGGATGGGATTCTGGAATACCCGCGCGTACACGAGTTTCAAGCTCCGAGTCATCAACGGTGCGCCCTACTGGGTTGGCCGGCACTTCGGTCTTGGCGATCGCGTGGCCGCAGAAATCGGAAGGTTTCAACTGTACGTCGATCAGGTTCATTCGCTGCGCTACTCGTGGTCGCGGACGAAAGATCCGACATTCGACGTCGGTATCGGCGACGACTCGGAAGAGGCACCGCCGACGTCGCGACTCGCGCGAATGATCGATCGCGGTCGCGCAGCTCTGCACAAGTACAACCTCAGTGCGTAAGGGAGACAACGATTATGGCGAGATGGATTCCACGTCGACCGCGACCGAAACTCGGTGAGTCGAAGCAAGCACGGCGCGGCCCGCATCCGTGGCTGTGGCGGCTGCGAGGTATGCCGCTGGCGAACGGCAGTCCGACCAACTTTCAACTGCACGACGCGCAAGCGATCGCGGAGCATCTGGAAAAGACGGGACTCGTCGACGCCGCGGATCTCGCCAAGCTCGCCAACGAGGACGGTCTTATTCACGTCGACCAGCTGCCCGTCCAGCAGATCAAACAACTACCGCCCGAGGTCGGTCCCGACGTGTGGACCAACCCTTACGGCAAGTGGGTCGGCATGGACGTCGAGGAACCGCCCAAACGAGAGGCTCCGGACCTGTCGGGACTGTCCGACGAAGAGGCCGAGCTTGTGCGACTCGATCAAGAGGCGATCGCCGAAGCGCTGCGCAAACGGCAAGAACTGATCGAGCGCATGAATCAAGCGGACCCGCACGTGCGCAACAACAACGAGAAACAGGAGCGTGAACAATGACAATCACCCGAGCATTGGTCAACAGTCTGCACGCGTATGCGAGCTACGTGAGTGGGCTTCCGTACGTTTACGGCGGCGCGGGCAACCGCGCGTCGGGTTGGTCCGGTGATTGCTCGTGGGCAGTCACCGCGGCCGCGGCGATCCTGCACCGGAAATCGCCGCACCGCCGCTACGGATCGACAGAGTCGTTCCGACTGCGCTATCGCGAACTGACCGACGCGCTACCCCTACTTCGCCGCGCCGACTCGCTCGCCGCGATACCGCCGAACGCGATCCTGCGGATCGGAAACCAGCACGGCGGCGGTGGCGCGAACTCGCACACCGCGTGCACGATCGAGAACACCGCCGCGTTCGAGTCCCGCGGTACACCCGGTGTTCTCTACGGCGGAAGCGCACGCCGTCACGACGATGCACTGTTCCGGCCGTCGAATGACTTCTGGTACATCGCCGGTCCGGTCGTCGAGGGACCGGCTGTCTCGTCCGACGTGTTCCCGCTCGCCGCACCCGAGTTCTACTACGGACCGAAATCCGGTCCGTTCGAGTCGATCTCGTGTGAAGCCGGTGAACACCGATTCTGGATCGAGGGACTCAAGCTGTGGCAGCGCGCGGCCGGAGTGGCCGAGAGCGGTCGCTACGACGCTGCCACCGAAGCGCGCGCGAAGGCCCTGCAGCGCGCCGCGGGCGATCCCGACTCGGGTCGGATCGGACCGAAAACCTGGGCACTGGCATTCGCCGACAAACCAACCACAGGAGGCACCACCGTGAAACTGACACTCGAACAGGACACCAACGCACAACTGACAGGCTCGCCGGTCGTCGGCGAGTACCCCGGATTCGATCAGCTCGGCGGTCGCACTGTCGCCGACGCACTCGGCGCGATCGGCGAAAAGCTCGGTGTCGCCGGAATGTACGACACCAAGGGGCGCAAGTAATGCGCGCGCGGTTGCAGGCAGCGCGCGCACACCTGCGTGCGCTGATCCCCGCTGCAGCGCGCGGACGCGTCTACGTCACCGCGACGGCACTTGTTGCCCTCCTGCACGCGAACGGGCTGATCTCCGAGGACGCGGGCGATCAGTGGGCAGCGTTGGCGATCGCAGTCGTCACCCTCATGTTCGCGATCCTGCACTCGACATCGAAGGTCCGGACGGCGCTGTATTCGGCAGCGCTCGCCGTCCAGGGCGTCGCGCAGGTCTACGGCGTGTGGACCGATACCCAGTGGGCCGGTGTGCTCGCGCTCGTCGCCGCGCTGCTCGGTATCTCGGTAGCGGCGGCGCGCACTCCCACCGGTTCCGACGCCGAGCTGCAAGCGCTGATCGAGTACGCGCCGAACGTGATCGTTTCCAACCCGCCGAACGAACAGGTTCCGGACTGACCGATGAATGACATCAACACACACCCGGCCGTCATCGCGGCGACCGTCGCTGTTGCTGTGCTGATCGTTCTACTCGCCGGGGGCAGGAAGGCCGCGGCCCTTCTTGCCCCCGGCTGGGAATGGTGGCTGCAGCGCCACGAGCGGCGAATCCAACGGCGCATCCGGATCGAGGCCGGTGCCCGAATGCTCAACGACGAACGCGTGCAGATCTTGCTCGATCGCATCGACGGGCTGCACGCCGAGATGCTCGCGCAGCGCGTGGAGCTGACCGAGCAGCGCGACGAAGCACGGCAGCGCGCCGAGCAGGAATCCACTGCACGGCAAGAACAGGGCAGGCAGCTCGAACAAGCGCTCACCGAGATCCGCGAACTCAAGGCCGGCCAAAACCAAGGAGGCTAGAACATGGGTACATCACCCGACGGCGCGATACCTCCGAACTCGTACGGATACAGCACCGTCTACGAGCTGCAGAACGTGTCGATCCCAGGATTGGCCGACGATGGCAATCTCGATCTCAAGACGATCCTGCACGCCGTGCGAGTGACGTTCTTCGACAACCTGTTTGCCGGATTCAAGGATCTCTCGGAAGCGTTCGGCGAGTTCCTATCCGAAATGATCTACTCGCTGACCGGAATCCACCTCGCCGACCCCGATTGGTCCGCGATCGAGAATTGGGTGACCGGACTGCCGGTCATCGGCGACATCTACGCGGTCATCAAAAAGGTGATTACCGGCGAAGGCGACATCACCTTGCCGCCGATCCTGCAGGGCGCACGCAACCTGATCCGCGACATCGACCGGACCCTTAACCAGATCGGCGAAGTCTTCCGCGGGCTGATCGTGACCCCTCTGAACAACATCGTCGCCGGTGTGCGCGATTGGTTTCTCGGGTTGTGGCAAAAGGGAAAGGGCGGGATCGCCGAGGAGACGTTCGAGCGTGCCGAGCAACAGGGGCAGCGAATCCAGGGCATTGACGAAGACCTCGACGACCTCGACAAGAACAAAGCCGCGATCGTGGACGTGCCGAACAACATCGCAATGTGGATGACGCTGAACCCGTTGGAAGATCCGACGTTTCCGCGATTCTTCCTCAACCGCACCGTTAAATCGGTGGGCGACAAGACAAGTAGCGATACACACAACGCTTTCAGCGGTCACAACCACAGCGTCATCAACAATCGAGATCCGTTCTACCTGCCCGCAAAAGGCCGAATGGAAATCGGCTATATCCGAGTGCCCCGCAACCGCTCGTACGACACAGTCGGCATCATCGTCGGCGCGGAATCGAACCCGTGTCCGATGTATGTCGCTGTCTACCATATGAAGAACGACGGATCGTTGGAATCGGTGTGGATGTCGGGAAACATCTCGGGTCTGATCACCAGCCAAAAAACCGAGTACCGAATGAATCTCACGGAGATTTTCGAGGGCGAAGAGCAACCGAAGTCGATGCTCAACCAGGGCGGCGACTATGTCGCGATCGGTGTACTTCAAACCGGCAATGGCAACGTCCGCGGAATCGCAGGCATCGAAATGGATTCCGTCGCAATCCCCGCCGGAATCATCCCGAAGAAACAGAACGCGATGTTCGTCGCGGGATCGAACCCGCCGGACACGATCGCGGGCTCGGCGATCGACTTCGACAACTCGACTTATGCGCCGTGGTTCTGCATGGGACAAAAGCTGTCGAACGATCCGCCCCCGAAGATCAAGCTCGGACCGGACTTCTTCGACCGACAAGACGGCGGACTAGGCGTCAACTGGGCCACACGCGGCAACATCGGCATCACCGATGGAGCGGCCGGTGTCCGAGGCGGAAATGACGGCGTTCGATCCGCGCTGTGGGTTCGTCCAACAAACACCGACAATCACGCCGTCGAAGTCATCGTCAAGAACGAGTCATCGGCCGGACCTCGCTCCTGTGTGATCTTGCGGTCGAACAACATGTTCACCCGCGGGCTCGTCTACATGTGGAACCGAGAGTCACGTGCGTTCGCACGCTGCGTTGGCGAGAACAACTTTCAGATGATCAACGAGACCTATCAGGGAACAGGCATCCGATCAGGGGCACGCCTCAAAGTGATCGCCAACGGCAGCGCCTATTACGCGTACCTGAACGGGGAGCAGATCGGCGCGTGGAATCCGCCCGATCCTGAGAACTTCCCGATCGGCCCGGAATACAGATTCGTCGGCATGGCCGCGGCCCGACTGCTGTACGTCAATTCACCCGCGATCGAAGAGTGGCAGGCATTCGACCTATGACGCAGACAGGAGCGGCACCGTGGGAATCGTAAAGGCATCATTCAAGAACATCGCCGGAACGCCGCAGCGCAAGGGATCGGTCACCTACCGAGTTCCGCGGCAACGCACCTCCACGAACGGCGAACATATCGTGACGGTCGTCGAGCACATCGTTCCGATCTCGTCGACCGGCACCGCGGACTCACCAGCACTCGAACAAGGCGTCGCTGACGTCGTGATCCGAATCGGCACGCATCAACGCGAATACAAAATCAACGTGCCCGAAGCCGACGAGGATCTGCAAAAACTGATCGACGAATACGAGCCACTCGATCCGCCGATCGTCTCGCTCGTCAAGGAATACCGCGACGAGATGATCTCGACTCGAGACGCGGTCGAAACGTCGCTGCAGCACTACGGCGGAGTGCTCACCAACCTCACGGAACGCGCCGAGAATGCCGCTGCCCGAGCCGAAGGGGCAGAAGGCAACGGGGGAGGAGGGTTACCGGACGAATCGGTCACGACGCCGAAACTTTCACCTGACGTGCAAACGTCGCTCGGCAAGGCCGAATCCGCGTCGCAACCAGGACACGGACATACCGGGTCGGAAGTCACGGTCATCCTGGACACCGAAGAGGGACCAGTCGAGGTCGGAATGGACATCATCGCCTGGACGATCGGCGCTGTAGTGGAGACTCTTCGCGACAAAGTGTCGAAGGATTCCCCGATCTTCACTGACATGGTGGTAGCGCCCGGCGTGAAGATTACAGGCGGCGATCCGGGCGTCGGGAAGGTCCTCACGTCGGATGGATCGGGTGTCGGATCTTGGCAGTCAGGTGGGGCAGCGGGGCTAAAGGTGATGGGGCCATACCTGGCGGGTGCGCCGAACAGTGTTGGACCGGTAGCCGATCCGTCGCAGACTAATTCCACCCCCTACGGCAATGTCCTAATCGGCACTGGGTCCAACACCAGCTCCAACGTCACGGTCGTAATCGGACACAATTCGTTTGTCCTAGCCCAAGGTGGAACCGCGGTAGGTGACGGTGCGGGTGTCGGCGGCGGGGCAGGAGGCGCTACGGCTCTAGGTCGCTTTGCCCGCGCCAACCAGGGATCGTCGACTGCGCTCGGCGCGAATGCCACCACGACCAAAATGAACCAGGTCATGCTCGGCACCAATCTCCAAGTCGTAACAATGCCGAACAAAGCCGAGATCGGGGAGGGCACAACGATGGTCACGCTCTCGACTCGTCTCACCGCAGGGAAAGCCGAACTCGTCGCACAATTCGCAACAGGCAACCCCGTCGTCATCGCAACCCAACCGTAGGAGAATCATGCCGCTCACATTGACCATTACCATTCCCGACGAGCACGCACCGCGAGCCAGGCGAACCGCGTGCCGATCCGCTGGACACCTACCCGAGACGTGCCCCGACCCGCAGGACTGCATCGGCGAATTCGTCACTCGGCGTACGTCCGAGGAGATCAGTCGAGACGAACGACAAGAGGCAGAGGAAGCCGCTGCAGCCGCAGCCGTACCCCTCGACACCAGCGGATGGACAGTCGAACTCGGAATCTGACAGCGACAGAACAAAACCCCCAACTCTTCGGTAATCCCGAAGAGTTGGGGGCATTTTGTCGTTGTGTCTACTTCGCGAGATCCGTCCGAGCGCCGCGGCCGGGACGCTTCGCATTCCACTCTTCGATCGTCGACTCTGTCCATCCGCGCGTTGTTCCGCGCGGCAATGTCCCGTCGTCGTTCACCGGCCCCACGATCACATCGGGGTCAGGCAATTTGTATCCCGCGAGCGCACCCGGCTTGACGCCGATCCTCTCGGCGAACTGAGTCGCCGAGAGGAAATATGCCGTCTTACGCATGACGTCGAGCCTGGCGCACGGTGAGGGCGACCGCACCGGCCCAGATCACGACCGCTGCCCCGACGAGGGGCGCCGGCCAATCGGTCACCGCGCCGTAAACAACATAGGCACCGGTCGCGACTGCCATAACGACGGCCGCGCTCATGTTCTTTCTCATTGCGTCATCCTTCCCAGAGTGGGAACCTTGGCGGTACCGGGGACCGGAGGTTCGTGAACAACCTCCGGCACCCGGCCCGGTTTTACCCTTGCTTCCGGTGTCGGCCCTTGCGCCTACGGCGCTTGAACCACTTCCGAATCTCGTCTTTGAAGGCGAGCAACACCGCGATTGCGACGTTGGCGAGGAAGTAGTAAAACGCTTCCAAGGATTCCCCTCTCTGTGTAGTTGTTGTGTGTATCGGCTGGCTTGCCGAACAACTATTACTATACTTGGCGACTAAGCAAAGTGCAACCGGTTTGGTGACGAATCCTCAAGCGGCACAAAAAATCCCCGATCCATCTTGGATCGGGGACTCGTCGATTCGGTGCTTGCGCTAGCTTGCGTCGCTTTCGGTACGAGCGACAGCAACGACAAATTTGTCGAACGAGTCTGACAAATCAACCGCTCTATTTGCGCACTGATTCAGGACCAGAAACGAATCTGCGTCTGCACAATTCAAATCGAAGTACCGGCGGTAGTCGCTTACAAGCCAGTCGCCGAGATCGACGGCACTGATGACGTCGGGTGTTTGTTCGGCATCACGTAGCGTGCGCAGAGTCTTCGTGATCAATGCGACCTGTGCGATAGCGTCCTCGCCGCACTCGTGCGTCCAGAACATGGCGTCGCAATCGCTGCCCTTCAAGTCTGTGAGCTGATCCCCGTACGCCTGCCACGGCGTGGGTTCCGGTTCTGCCTCTGCGGAGCTGCAGCCCGTCACGAAAGCGACCGCAGCCAGAACAGTCAGGATGGTTCGTTTCATGCTCCGATCAAACCAGACGATTCGGACGCGGCATCACGTTTCCATCGCCGCACGGTGGACTCGCTGACTCCGACTGTGTCGGCGATTGCGCGCCCGCTGTGCTCACCGGCAACGATCAGCTCGAGTGCGCGCTGACGCGCGATCTCGTATTTCGTCGCGTCGGGTGCGTCGGGTGCGTCGGGTGCGTCGGGTGCGTCGGGTGCGTCGGGTGCGGTCGGCTCGTCGAACAGTCCGGGTGCGTCGTAACGCGCTGGCATCTGCGTCGGCGACGCACAGTTGAGAGGCTCGAGTGCGTCGTCGGCGCGGGGAGCATTCGACGTCGCATTAGGCGGTGCGCTGTCCGTTTCAGGTTCGACCCCCTGCGTTACGTCTTCTACCAGCGGTGACGCATCGGATGCGTCGGTCTGCTCGGCGTCCCGGCGCACCCTGGCGTGCACGACTGCGAGGTGCGTCGTGGCAAGCGCCGCAAGCGGAGGAACGACTGCGACGACGGCGGCGATCGCGGGATGTACCGGCCCGGGCGGAAGCATGGCGTGCGCCGCGTTCCCCGCGACGCTCGCGGCCGCGGCGCACCCGAGCAGTTTCCACGCGTACCGACGCGCGTCGTGCCCGCCGAAAGTTACAACCGCGCGCGTCGCGGCGAGGATCAGCCCGTCGACGAGGAGAGGCCACGCTGCCGCCTGGCTGCTGCCAAGTCCGGCTCGCGATGCGAGATCCGCGAGTTCGCTGTAACTGATCCAGAGGGCGAGGCCGACGAGGACGTACGTCAGAGCAGCATCGAATCGAGTGACTTTCATCGGACACCGCCGGTCGCGCGTGGGTGGCACTGGCACCGGGCGACGCCGTCGCTGGTCTCGATCCAACCGTTTGCGTCGCAGTGACCGCACGACGTCCAGGACGGCGCGGGCGAGCTGCTGCGAGGAGCGCGAAGTTCTTGCCACATCGGAATCCACCCGGACGCGAATCGAGTCGGGTTCGAGGGGTTGTGCAGCGCTCTGACGTGATCGGCGAGTTTCGCGACGCCGTGCGTCTCGATCAACGATGCGATTGTCGCGATCTGGGGCGCTTTCAGGTGCGCGAATGTTGCTGTGAGCCCGTGGTCTCGGCACGCGGTCGCGAGCGGCTCGATCGCGGCGCGATCGGCGTTGTTGGTGTTTTGCGAAGGTGAAACTTCCACCACCGTTTCACTTTCGGCGCTCGCAAGTTCCACGACGGGGTCTGGTGCGTTGTGGTGGTTTGTTTTCAATCCTTGGAGATCATTACTTGGTAAGACGCCTGGCTTTCCGGTGACCGCGTTACCGGCGGTCGTTTTTACAGGCCCCGGTGCGACAGTGCTCGACTGCTCGGGCTCGATCGGTTCCTCATAGACCGTCGAGAAGGTCGACCAGTGGCCGTGTTCGTTCTGTGCCTTTTCGCGGACGAGGTAGCCGAGCGCCTCGAGTTCCCGCATCGCCGTGCGGATTGCGTCGCGGCCCTCCTTGGGCGACTGTGCTGCGATCGATTCCGAGCGGGTGCGCCAATCGGCAGGCTTGGACAGTAGCCATATCAGGACACCGCGAGAGCGGAAGGAAAGACGGCTGTCGTTGACGACGGCGTTGCGAAGAATGGTGAAATTGTCCGTCGTGCGTGGACCGCGACGGATTCCACCCTCGATTTGGGTAGAGGTATGCTGAGGCACGTTCGACTCCTTAGACAGTCGGACTCCGGCCCGTCGGGAGGTGCGAACTCTCGGCGGGCTTTCTTGTGCTCATGTTGACACGAACGGCGACACATTGTCTAGTTGAGACATGACGTCGCAAAGTGACACGCCTATGGTTCCCGAGTTTGACCAGGCGGACCGTATGCGCAAGGCGTTGCGCGCGAGCGGCGTCAGTGTCGCCGAAATGGCCGATTACCTAGGTGTTGCACGAGAGTCTGTGGGGCGCTGGATAAACGGGCGCACAGATCCATCAATCCAGACACTTCGACTGTGGGCGACGCGCACAGGGGTCTCGTACGAGTGGATTGTCAGTGGCAGGGCTATAGCCGAAGAAAAGTGA